GCCATCGATTTGCGGTAATACGCATCCTCGATGTTCACCCCCTCCGCCACCCCGCTGGCGGCTTTCTTCGTTCCCACGCGGGTAAGTAACAGACTGCCATCGGGTTTGTCGTAATAAAGCAGTGCCGCCCAGCGGCAGACCCGATCAATGATCTCCTGCGGCGATTCCCCCCAGTTAATCGTGAACTGAGGAACCGTCTGAAGATCACTGACATCACAATTAACTTTAATCCCGTAAAACGACGCCAGGCGCGTGGCGATGTCCATCACAGTGCAGTTGCTGATAACGTTGTTTGGCCACTCCGCTGAGCAGTCAACAAGATCCTCGCACTTCCCTCTCCCGGTCGCCCGTATCTCATGTCGGGTCCGGTTTAATGAAGGGGCCCAGTCGTCAACATACCCGGTGATCACCAGGTCACCGCCAATTTTTACAACACAGGTATCCCCCTCTTTTACGAGCTGCTTTCCGGCGCTTCCGGGGTAATAGTCCATCAGCCCGAGATCAAAGTCGGAGGGAAAACGCTCAATTCCCCGCGTGACGCGGACTGAATCCCACCCGGAAATGATTTTCCCGTTAACTTCCAGCGTCACTTCATCCGTCATTTGCGAAGCACCTTCATTTTTGTGGGCATAAAGGCAGGATGCGGAACGGACGTGCCGGCGATCAATTCACCGGCGCGCCCGGCATCCTGATACAGGCGGTTAGCCAGCGTGAGTGCGGGAAGGGAAGCCCCTGAACTGAATTCAACCAGGTCAACAAGCCCCTGCGATGTGGTGCCCATTGTCGTGATAAATGACTCACGAAGATCGAGGAGTGCCTGATAAATATCGTCATCACCACGATCCGCCGCTTTCACCAGCGCCAGATCAAGCTGAGCAGAGACACGCTCTGTGAGTGCGTCGGCCTCATCGCGGCTGCCCGGACTGGCAGAAACCGCGGCGGTAACCATCGCGCCGGAGCACAGCACCAGAATGACCGTGTTTACGCTGTCGGCGACAGCCTGATCCGCACTGGCCTGCTGGTATTGCGTGCTCAGCGAGTTTGCCAGCGTTTCCAGCGCGCGCAGGCGTTCGTTTACGCCGCCAGTGGCATCCAGAACTGACCGGACCACATCACTGACACGCTGCACAAACTCGTCAATGGTGGTTGAATTATTCAGGGAGGTAACCCCGGCGGTAATGTTCTGTCTGTCCATAATCGCGCGGGCCATCGTCTGCTTAACAAGCGCACCGGGATCACTGGCGTCGTCCGCATCAGTTTGTCCGTTTGCTCCCGACACCCCTCCTGTTGTCCCCTGGCTGTAGCGGCCATAACGGGTATTACCGAATGTCGATTTCAGCGTGTTGCCAATATTGGTCACCTCGCTGATGGTACTTTCAACGGTGTTCGACCAGAAAGCGATCGTGTTTTTGATGGTTTTAATGCCCTGGGTAACGCCACGGATTTCGCTTTTTATTCTGGCTGTGGCACTGAGTACGGTGGTGCTGGCCAGCTTCAGATAGTTGGTTTTCACCGCCGTTGCGGAGGCTGTCGTTGTCGTGACAGCAAACACCTTTAGCCCGGACTCGATACAGGTCAGCGTAAACTCGAAGGATCTGCCGCTGCTCAGGCTTTCGCCAATCCGCAGGCCATTTTCAGGAATAGATACCGTCATTTCACCGAGCGTGGGGTGAATAAGCGTACCGGCATCCTTTGTTTCGCAGGCGGCGATTAACGCCAGGCGCTGCTGAATAACATCCCCGCCGCCATAGACCACACTGTCCTGAATGATGAAGCCACGAACAGTGATTTTTCGGACGCCCCGCCCCATATCTTCTATCCATGCGGTATCACGGTAGGGATATTCATGTACAGCAACGCGCCTGCCGTGGCTCGTTTCCCCGGCAAGTACCGCGAAGGAAACGCCGCGAAAGCTGGCCTGCCGCAGGGACTGATACCAGGGGGAGGAGCCCGAATCCGTACCCAGCAGCGATGAAAGTGCGTCGGTAACAATTGCCATCGGTTCTCCGGAAAGAAAAAACCCGCCATAAAAGGCGGGTCTGAGGTCAGTTATTATTCATGGGGAAAACAACACGACCGCCATTATTGACCGTTGCACTTTTACGTGCACCCGTCTGGTCGTTTGTAATGGTCACATCCAGTTTCATTGGATTATCGTCAAAGGCCGTTTTAATAGCCTGGCTGATATCCCCACCAGCACCAGTGCCGCGCTGCTGTGCGAGGATGTTGCTGTCCCTGAGTCCGCTCCAGCGGTCATCAAAAATAGCGCTACTGACACCCGCATCAAGCTGATCACGGCTAAAAGGCTGAGTCCCGTTTTCATGGCTGATCATTGCCGACATCAGACTGCGCAGGACGGCTGGATCATGAAGATTCACGCGATCCTGAGCCTGGTACCCCGTCGCTCTGGAGACATCATCAATGTAAGCGCGGGTGTTATTCTCGGACGACGGTGCATACGTATGAAGAATGCCACTGATGGAATTATTCCCGCGGTCGCCATACAGCATAAGCTGGCGCGCCATTGCCGCCAGGCCATCGGCATCCGAGTCAAACCGGGGAAAACTGCCATCATTTCCGACTGCATTTGGCGCTACGCGGACGTTACCGGGATTGTGGTTGCGCAGACCACGGGCATTATTAGGCTGCTGATCGTAAGGAACCGCTGAAACGCCGGGAACTGGCAGTAAAGCACCGTTAAGATCCGCCTGTAATTGCGCAGCCGCATTAACCGGCCGCATCCATTCGTTATAACGCTGCCGGAATCCGTCGGTCATTACCCCGAAATCAAGACCGACCTTATCCATCATCCCCAGCGACTTATAAAACTCAGGGTTGTTATAGCCCCAGCGTAGCTGATCGGCTTCTTTACCCCGTGTGGCGCCGAGAAAATGTGCCAGGGAGATGCTGTCCAGCCCGTTTGTCAGGATATCTTTAACCCCTTCCAGACCGTCTTTTACTGATCCATCGGACAAAACAGCGCCGAAAATTTTCTGGCTGGTACGATTTTTCAGCCCATCCCATGCTGCACCCAGCTCATTAATGGTCTGGTTAAGCTCGGTAAGCTGGTTATTGATAGCCGGATCAACAGTCAGGCCAAATTTGTCGGATTTGGCCAGCAGCTCTTTCAGGCGGTTTCCTTCCCGCATCAGTGACAGCGTTTCAGGGGTGAGCCCCAGCGCATCCGCCACGGTTTTCTGCATCTCCGGACGCAAGCCGGGAAAAATTCGGGCGATGGACTCAATTGTTTTCAGTACATCAACAGTGCCATTTTTATTTTTAACGATCTGCGCGCCAATCTGTGACATCACCGCCAGCACACCCGAATTATTACCGGCGGCGGCATCGTTGAAGGTTTTAAACAGCCCCTCAACCGACGCATGTGCCGCCTGGCTGTCAGCACCGAGTATCTGCATCGCGCCGGAAAGGCGTGAAAAATCATCGACGCGCATCCCGGCATTTTTAGCGGAAATGTCCAGGTCGTAGGCACTGCGTTCTGCCTGCTTGAGCGCATCGGCGGCGGCAGTACCACCTTTCGCCAGGCCATAGGCGGCTGCACTAGCCAGCCCAAACCGGCCTACAGTGCCACCAAATTTGAGACCAAGCTCACCAACCATTTTCAGCGGGGGAACCATATCGCCAATAAACTGCACATTGTCCCGCGCAGCGCGGGACATGTTCGACAGGCGGCTGGTCAGCCCATCCAGTTTATCATCGGATTCCTGGCCGCCGAATTTGAGTCCCTGCCGGGTTTGCTCAATCTGGGGATTTAGCTTTTTAAGCGCTTCATCAATCCGGATGATCGTCGCTGTGGCCTTATCCCCGGCAGTCAGTTCAAAATCAAACGCGTTACTCATCAGCAGGTTTCCGTCTTATCTGGTTAATACGCTTCGCCTGATTCACCCACCACATCAGACGATCGAGCGTCATCCCCCACGCCCGTTCATCTGACCAGCAAAAATAAGCCGTTACGTCTGCGGCTCGTTCTTGCCAGAGGGTGAGGATCTCCAGGTCAAAAAACCCATGAGAAAGTCCTCGCACTTCCGGTAATCAATAAAATCCATTTTTTGCAAAACACTTCCAGGAATTCCACCGGAAGTCAGTGCGATCAGTAAGCGCATGCCGGCAAGCGAGGATTTTGCCGCCTGCTTTTCGTAGAACTGTTCCGCCTGAGAAAGCGTGGGCGCGCGCAGCGTCAGGGATTCATAACGAATCTTCTGCTTTTCGTCTTCGAACGGAACATCCAGAGGAATTTCTTTGACTCGTTCAATTTCGGCCATAATCAGCTCTCCGTCACATCTGCGCCTTCCCAGCGCACGTCAAAGGTTGCTTCTTCACTTTCAACTTCCTGAACGTTGACCGTCCATAGCTCTTTGCCGATGATCGTCTTGCCGTTGGCCAGTTCCGCAATCACGTTGACGTCAGTCTGCTTGTTGAAGCCGGAAACTGTCGTTCCGCCGCTGTCACGCACCCGACACGAGATATAGCCGACAGCGGGTTTTTCTTTATAGCCATGGACACCATCCATGCCTGTCAGAGAGGAACGATTCACCTTCGATGGGCTGTATTTAAATTGCCCGACGACCATAATTGTCACCCCATTTACAGTGACATAGGCTGTCCCGGCGAGGCGGTTTGAGGTATCTCCTGCCATGGTTATGCTCCTGTGCTCGCCTGGAGGCGGAACTGGTTAAGCAGCGCGAAGATGCGCAACTGATTGATGAGTGTCCCTGGCCACAGGACATCGACACGGTTCGGGTTACTGGCATTCTGCTCAACGATAAGCCCGGCGGCAAACCCGGCGGAATCCTGGACGTATCCCTGTGTCTCCAGCGTCTGGTATTGGGCAATCTGATCCGCGCGAATGATGTTTGGCGTGACGATCGCGGCACCCGGCGCAAAACGCGTACCGTTGGCGGCCAGTTTCATACGTCCAAAACGGCTGGTTACCTGTGTACGCAGAAAGCGAACCACGAAAGCAAGAGTGAACAGCGTTTCAACCTGCAGATAGCTGTCGTCTTCGTCGCCATAGCTGTTTTTCTGATACGTGGTGATCAGGTTTTCAATGCGGACCGTACCGTCATCATCCACCGTGAACGTTGAAATACCGCTGTACAGCAGATTATTACGCTCAGTAAGTTCAAAGCGATCTTTCAGCGCCGGAGCCAGAACGCCGGAAATCGCCAGGCTTTGCAGGGGGCGCCCCGGATCATTGCGCAGGCTTACGGCTGCCGCGCCGGTATAACCCGCCGACCAGACCCACGGTGGAGAGGGTGACTTGTTCACGCCCATCATGGTTTCATGTGGGTTATTACGCGATTCCCCCTTAGTCCCCAGCGTCGCATAGGTGCCGGTCGTTGTGGCAAACGTGTGTCCATAGAGTTGCTTCTCCCATGACCAGCGACCGCCACTGTCGGACAGAAACGCTTTCAGCGCATCAAGGGAGGTGGTGTCTTCGTAGGCGCTGACGATGAAATCAAACGTCCGGTCCTGGAGGTTGGCCAGCGCACCGGTAATATCCGGCGCCCCTGCCCCTCCGGTCATCGGGGTAATCGTCAGAACGAGACCAGCCGGTGTGGCTTCACCACCCGGAGTACCTTCAAAATTCAGGCGGATATCAATGCTGTTACCCTGTGAACCAAGGTTTTTCGCCTTCAGCGTAATGGTGTCGGTCGCCGCTGTGGCAGTAACGGGCAGCGATGTTTTGGCATTAATCGCCGTCGCAAGAGATGCAGCAATACCTGCAACCGTATCCGTCGCCACAACGGTCAACTGAACACGAATGCCTGCGATATAGAGCGAGATAACCCCGGTATCCGTTGGCGGGCTGGCAACTTTAATCGTGCCGGTAGCGGCAACCATTGACCCGGAATCTTCCTCAAGCGGCAGGATCCAGATTTCCGCGGCGGCATCATTTGCCTGATATGCGGTCATCATGGCATGCAGGAGACTACCCTTCCCGGACAGGGCACCGACGGTATTGGGGGATGAGACACGCTCCGGAATACCGGCGGTCGCTGTACCTGCTGACAACATGCCGCCGATAAGTAACGCCCGCTGCGTCGCGGTCGCCGTGTTTGCCATCGAGTTATCAAATTCGACGTAAAACAAAGGGGTGCGCAGGTTATTGGGTACACGTGCAAACGCAACTGTCATTCTGTGCCTCCCTCATTTTTCGCTGTCGTTGACTTTGCCGTGGCCACTGAGGTGGTCACTGGTTTTTCACTGATGGAAACATCACCATCACGCAACCGGCGGCGCCAGAAAATATTGTCGGGAACTTCCGCGCCTTCTGCAGGCAAAGGGGAGCCCTTGACGGGATCGCGAACGCTGAGCCCGTCTTTCGGTTTTACAAACATGGGTTACTCCTGAAGGTTAATATTTGCGCCGGGCACTGGCGTGCCGTCGGGCATTTGAACCAGAATATCGATGCCCTCAAGCGGCACGGACTCAACCGGATAAAAATCCTCTGGCCCCTGGTAATATTCGATGTCGATTTCATAAAGAAGCTGGCCGAGGTGTGCTTCTCCATCGGCACTGACATCTATGGTTGAACGGATTTCGCGAAACTGCTGAATAACCCGTGTCAGTTCGTAGCTGTTAACCACGGCCCGATCGATTTGCTCACGCAGGGCTTCCAGCGCCAGCTCGGCTTCCAGCGCGCCATCATCAGCAGTTTCACCGTCATATTCCTGAATGCGGCCGGAAATACGAACCGTTGTTGTGGTGGTAAAAGCAGGGGTGCTTTTCCCCTGTGAATGTTTGTGATCAAAAGGAGTCTGCACCAGCAGGCACGGGTACATCGCGCGGGTTGTTGGAAAATCGCGGGGAGAAAACACATTTTCTCCGGCGCTGGTCTTTCCCTTCAGCGCATCCACCACCAGTTGGCGAACATGGGCTGCATTCATTTTGCCTTCACTATCGTCAGAACCAGTTTCATTCCGCCGTGGCTGTCCGGCTGGACATCAGCAATGTTAAAGAGCTGATTCACCGCGACGCCGCCGACAATCTGAATAAACACGCGATCCCCCTGTACCGGCATCGAATGCCCTGAAAACTCAGCATCGCGAACACCCAGCACCGGGTTTGTGGTGTTGATTTCCGCACCGCCATCAAGGTTTTCAGATGCCTGAACATAGCCGCGATCAAAAACCCCGTTCACAGGGAACGGGGATCCATTTTTTGGCCGGTATTCATGTTCATCGCCGAAAACATGATGCAGGGGAGCGAGAAGGTGCTCATCCCAGTTGACGCCCATGCCTTACTCCGAAGTCACGCTGACCGAAGGCTGGGCGGAGAGGACGCGCTGGCGAAGCTGCTCAATATCACCGATAACACCGGCTTTGAGCAGCCGCACAGCATCCGCACCTGTTACCGGAATGGTCATGTTTTCGCGATAAATTTCACCATCGTGACGAATATGGTTCCCTTTCAGGACAACATATTCAGGCCCTTCGTCATGGCTGCTTTGCCCGGTATCTTCTTCGCCTTCATCAGGGGTCAGGGTCTCCCCCGTAGTGGCAGGTCCCGGTACCGCCCCTTCAGCGTTCAGGTCCAGTGCCGTCCCTTCAGCGTTCAGGTCCAGTGCCGTCCCTTCCGCATTCAGATCAGCTGCGTCTGCCTTAGTCGTATCGGTTTTAGCCATGTCACACCACCGTTGCGCAGAGAGAAGCGTTTACCCTGCTCGGGATAACCAGCGGCGCAGACTGCATCATCAGTAAGCGCTGTGCCGGATCTTCTTTCACCCAGGTTTTAGGAGCGAAAGCGAGAGGGCCATAATTGAAGGCCGGATCGAGAATGACGCCAAAAGCTCGCGTCCCCATCAAATCTGCACAGCTCATGAGAACGGCACCATCCGGAATCAGCGGCTTTTCAACGCCATCAGCGGGGGCAACTGCCCAGTCGTTATACAGCCAGAGATCAAAGTTACCCCAGCGCCCCTTATAGACGGCACCTTTCTGAATTTGCGCGCCAGCATTG